AAGTTAGAGTTTGGATGGTGGCAGAAATACTGCGACACTGTTCTTGGTGCATATTATTATACCAATCTTCCCAATGGCGCACTAATATCTAGTTTTAATCCTAGTCAACTCATTAAAAATGACCAAACATTGATTAGATTAGATACATTTGGCGCTGTTCTAGTGTTCTATGAGAGCCTTGTTACAGAGGTTTCAAACATGAACGATGTAGATAGAATGAACTATGATTTTGCTATGGATCGTTGTGATAGAGAATGGATTAAGGCATTGCAGTTAATGAACTTCTATGACTTATACGGAGACTCACCACAAGGTCCTACTACAAAACTAGAGGAAAATTGGACAGCTGACGTTGATTACTTTAATGGCGATAGGAGATTTTTCTAATGTACATTACAGAGCGCAATGATCCTTATATCACTGGTGCTGAAGTCTATAATATGGTAAAATATTACATTCCTAAAACATGGGATGTGCCAGTATTTTCCAACACAGATTTTGCCAGTGATACTGATATCGTTCGTTATGGCATCTATATTAGTGATATCGTTACAACTAACCGTGTACCTAATCAGCTTGGAGTAACAACTGGCAGTAATATCTATAACGCAACTGATGAATTTTACATTGCTTATATTAGTTTCCAACAGGATCCTAATATAGCACGTGTAAGAGACATGATTAATAATTTAGTCACTGATAACTATCCAAGTACAAATATACCATTTATGAATGGTTATTTTGACAGAAGTTATAATGAAGTATTAAATTATGGAACTCAGCGTCAAAGATATACCTGGGCATTTAAATTAACAAGATTAGAATTTCAATAATAGCCACACATAAGGAGAAAACTCATGGCACGTATCGCAACAAACACAACTGGTACACAACCAGTTATACAGATTGGTTTAACAGGTGCAAACCTAGCAAACACAAGTACATCAATTACAATCCCGTTTATTCAGGATTTAACAATCACAAACAGTACAGGCGTTTACGCTTACACTGACTTTAGTGATGCTGACCAACGCAAATTGTCTACACCAGCAGACAACAAAATTGGTACAAACGTAGTTGTTGATGATGGAGCATACTTCGGTAATACTCTAGCAACAGCAAACACTGCGGCATACTTAGGTATTGCTAGCCTTTCAACAAACAAGAATGTCTTAGACTTTAAAGTTTATTGGAATGGTACAGCAAATGGCGCACATTTTTACAGTGGATCAGGGTTCATTACAAACTTGGCTCCTAAGACTAGCCCAACAGCACCTGTATGGGTTACTCCTCTAGAGGTCGCTGTTGATGGTGCATTCACTACTGGTACAGTTTAATCTAGTTTAGATTGACAAAACAGAAAGGCACTCACAAGGTGCCTTTTTTAATAACTCAATAAGGATAATAAATGAATAATGACAAGAACAATGTATGGCTTAAAACTAATGAAGAAAAATTAAGAAGCCTACTTGCCGATGAAGCAAAACAAACGCCCATGATTGACAATCTACAGGCAACAGTTAAACAATTAAAAGCCAAGCAAATGTTTCGCATAGCGTTACTAAATCAATTGCTTGAAGATTCTAGTAAAGAATAAATACATTACAACAAATTAAAGGAAACTAACAAATGAAAATTCAAGATTTTAAAATCAAGCCCCAATTAGTAGAAATAACACTAGACAGTATTGATCTGGTTGAAAAGTATGGCGAGCCAATAACATTTCACATGTATGATCATATTGATTTAACAAGCTACTTTAAGTTTTTTAAAGCACAAGGCGAAGCTGATGCTACAGTGCTTAACGAATTAATTAAAAATATTATTCTAAACGATAAAGGTAAGCCTGTTATTGATGTTGAACATGAACTTCCAATAGATATTTTTGCAGCCAGTGTCGTTGCTGTGGCAGAACATTTGGGAAAGTCCGTAACCAAGAACTCAACATCAGTGGAGACTGGAACACAGCCATGATGCTAAACGTTGGTTCAATTGCTAAAACATATGGAATGCTTCCAAGTCAAGTATTAGCCACTGCCAATACATATGATTTAATGATAACCGACGTTATGAGTTCTTGGGAAGAATATCAGTATGATAAGGCAATGAATAAGAATCCTGAAAAGTATGTAAATGAAGATGACATGATGGAAATGTTGCGAAAGGCAAGAGATGGCAACTAATGCAATTATTCAAAAATTAGATCAAATCAAAGTAATATTAAATCAAAATACTCTTGCTCAGATTGGTACTGATTATATGAAAAGTATAACTCCTATTCGTTCTGGACATGCTAGAGCAAGTACAAGACAAGAGAACAATATTATTCATGCTGATTATCCATACGCCGAACGATTAGATAATCATTGGTCAGATCAATTTCTTGGTGAATTAATTAACCCAACAATTCGACATATTGATCAATATGTAAAACAACAAATTACCGGAACAAGTTCTAGTACTCCATTATCAATGAATACATCTAGATCAGTAAGTAAAACTCCAAGTAAGACTAAGAAAAAAACAAAGAAATAATAGGCAAAAAATATGGCAACAGTTAGCGATTTTCTATTAAAAGTTCAAGTAGCAGGTACTGAACTAATTGATAAACTTAAAAAATCAGTAGATGATACTAGTAAAAGTTTTACTACTGGTGCTGATGCTGCCACAAAATTTAATGAAAAAACAAAACTAACCGGCGATGGTGCGGCTAAAGCCGGTGAAGCTATCAAAGGTTTAAGTGATCATATTATGAAAGCCGCAGATGGCACTACTGTTTTTGGCGAAGGTGCAGGCGGATTAATCGGTAAATTAGGTCCATTAGGTGTTGTTGCTGGCAGTGCAGTTGTTGCAATGGGAGCATTGTTTGCACGTGCAGTTAATCTTGCTGATAAGTTAGGTGACGTAAGTGATGCTACTGGTATTAGTGCTGGAAGATTAGTGAATTTTAAAGAATCATTATTACTTGCCGGCGGTAATGCAGAATCAATGGAAAAACTTGCAAGTAAACTTGCAGTATCAATAGGCCAAGCCGGAGATGGAAATGAAAAGGCTAGATATTCATTTAAACAATTAGGTGTTGAGTTAGGCGATGCAAATGGTAAATTACGATCAGCAGATGATCTCTTTCCAGAAGTTATTGCAGGATTAAAACAAATAGAAGATCCCGCACTGCGCCTCGCCGCCGGTGTTGAATTGATGGGTAAAAGTTTCGCAAAGATTGATGTTAGTAAAATTAATGTTGCTAAAGATGTGTTCAAAGATGAACAGGCTAAACAGTTAGGCAAGTATCGTGACGCTATTGATGAACTTTCTAATACTATAGAAAATAAATTAATAACTAGTTTTGGTAATTTAGCAATTGCAATTAACAAAGCCTTTAGTGGCCCTGCTACTACAATGGAGAAGTTCAAAGCTGGTTTACTTGGTATGTTACCTGGTGGATTAGGTCAGTCAGGCATTGATAGCATTAAAGGTGATATTGCCGCTAGATTAGCAGTTGAAGCAGAAGGCAAACGCATGGCAGGTTCTGTTGCACAGAATCAAGCAGGTGCTAAGATTAGTACTGGAGAAACAGGTCCATTAGCATTGACAGATGCACAAAATAAAATTATTACAGATGCGAAAATTACTACTGAATTAATGAAACAACAAGATAGTATTGCCCAATCATATGCTAGAAGAATTAATGATACAATTAGTATGCGCCAGCAAGAGGGAGATATACTTAAAGCCAGTTTAATGATTGACCAACAACGTGATGCCAAACTTGCTGATATAAATGCACAGATTAAAAAAGAAAGCGCAGTGCCAGAAAAAGAACGTGATTTAAGAGTTACTGGCGCTATTGTGGCTCAATTAAGAGAACAAGCAGTTGAAGTCAAAAGAAATGCTGAATTATCTAAAGAAGCTAAAACTGATGAAATACAACAACTTCAAAAGCAAAAAGATTTAATGGCTGATATACAATTATTAAACACAATATTTGTGCAAGATGCTCAAGTTAAAGAGTTAGCAAATCAAAATAATTTAATTGGATTGTATGGTGATGAATTAAAGATCAAACAAGAATTAATGAAAATTGAAAATGAACGAGTTAATGCTGTACTAGCAGCCAATAATAAATTAGCCGCATTAGGAAAAAATGTAACACAACAAGATGATGAAAGAGCCAACAGAGAAATTGCACAAGCAAACAAAGTTGCAAATGAAAAAGTAACAATTGCACAAGATGGATTGGCTAGAGAGCAAGCAACACGTGAAAATGCTAATTTAGGTGCGGCAAAAGCATTTGATGATATAGCAAAAAGCATGAAACCCATGATGAATGCACAAAATGCAGTAAACGCAATGTTCAGTAGTATGGGTAGTGCTATTGATAAGTTTGTTGATACAGGTAAATTTAGTTTTGGTGATCTTGCACGTTCAATGATCCAAGATATATTAAAAATTGAATTAAAAGCACAAGCAAGTAAAATATTTGCAGGTATTTTTGGTAGTGACGGAATGTTTGGTGATATATTTGGTTCTATCTTTGGTAAGGCTGCTGGCGGAGATGTTAATGCTAATCAACCTTACGTTGTTGGTGAAAAAGGTCCTGAACTATTCATGCCAAAACAATCTGGTACAATTATACCCAATGGTGGTTTAATGGCTGGTGGTCCAGTTACTAACAATGTAACACATAACACATACAACGTATCAGCAATTGATAGCAGAAGCGTAGCCTCATTCTTTGCTGAGAATCGTAAAACAATGTTAGGTACAATGCAATTGGCACAAAAAGAATTGCCATATAG